GAACAAAAGAACTTTATGCCACCGACTATGAAACCACAGAAGTGGCAACAAACTATCAATACACTTATGCAAAATGCTACATACCTCGATGTTCCCGAGGAGTTAACTGTGGCGGGGGAGTTCAAGCAACACATGCAAACATACTGTACAAGCCATATCAGAGCACTGGCTCCAGAGGAGATGGAGATGGGCAAGCCATGGACAGATGCCGGAGTTACTAAGTTTACATTGCCTGGACTGTTAGAGTTCCTGCATCAACGCAGGTTCACTGGTCATACCAGAGCACAGATCATACAGATGATTCGTGATCTTGGTGGTGACAATACAGTTCAAGCTATTGCAAAGAGGACGCCAAAGGGAGAGGTCAGAAGCACCATACGTTGTTGGTGGATACCTGCCTTTGACGAGGGAGAAATGACACTAGGAAAAGAGGAGTTCGAAAATGACATCCCATTCTAATAGGCTTTTGAGAGTGGGTGAGGTGGCAGATCTATTGGGTGTGTCACGATCTTACGTCTACAAGCTATCACAAAACTCAGACAGTTTTCCAAAGCCCATAGTTCTGGGACCAGAGGACAACAAGCGATCATCGAGTCGTTGGGTTTTGTCTGAAATAGAAGACTGGGTAAACACCAGACCAAGAGGTAAAGAGTATGATACAGAACAGTAAGTTAATACTTGGACCGCCAGGTTGTGGTAAGACCTATCGCTTAATCCAAGAGATAGAAGAGGCATTGCAAAGCGGAGTCCATCCTTCTCGTATAGGTGTGATATCTTTCACACGGAAAGCCATTGAGGAGATGATTACTCGTGCATGTTCTCAGTTTAATCTAGAGTCCAAAGACTTCCCGTTCATGAGAACCAGTCACTCTCTTGGGTTTCATGGTCTGGGTTTGCAACCTGAAGATGTGATGAAGCTTGCTGACTACAAGTCTATCGGGGAACCAATTGGATTGACGTTTGAAAAAGAAGACGATGTTAATCTGGATGATGGAATGCGTACTCCCAACTTAGGGGGAACAGGTCAGGATTACCTACAGATGGATGGTCGTTCGAGGTATCGCATGGTTAGTCTTGAGGATGAGTTCAGTGCAACAAACAACTTTACTTTGTTCTATGCCAAGGCGGTGCAGTTTCAAGAGACGCTGCAAGAGTACAAAAGAACCACTGGCAAGGTGGACTTCATTGATATGATTGAACGGTACATTGAACTGGGTGAGTATCCAAACCTAGACTACTTGTTTGTGGATGAGGCACAAGACTTCACACCGTTACAGTGGGAGATGGTTAAGGGTATGTCTGAGTGTGCAGGGAAGATAATTATTGCAGGAGACGATGACCAAGCTGTGCATCGTTGGACTGGTGTTGATGTAAACCTGTTTATTCAAAGCTCTAATAATGTTGAGTACCTAACGCAGTCGTACCGTATACCAAGACGTGTCCATGAACTGGCAGCTAGTATAGCCAACCGCATCGACGGGCGTATTGAAAAGAAGTTTGATCCCCGTGATGAACTGGGTACTGTTGAGTATGTATATTACATAGATCAGATCCCTTTGAATGAAGGGTCTTGGACAATCATGACAAGAACAAACAGATATGTCAGGGACGTTGCTTCTTTTCTGCGGAACTCTGGGTTTAAATATTCTATCAAGGGCAGACCTAGTATCTCAGAGAAACTGGTTGAGAACATGATGACATGGGATGATCTGTGCCAAGGTAAGAAGATCAATACAGAACGGATCAAAAGACTTTACGCTGCTGTGCCCAAGCAAGGGGAAGATGCCGTTGTTAAACGAGGTGCCTCAAAACTATTGGAGGTCTTGAGTGCCGAGGATGAAGTAGACATGGATACACTTCTGGATGAGTTTGGTTTGCTCCGAGATGCAAGTCACGCGGCATATGATATATTAAAAGTAAGTTACAAGGAACGGGATTACATCGAAGCAATCTATCGTAGAGGTGAGGATCTAACTTCTAAACCCCGTATCAAAGTCTCAACGTTTCATGCAATGAAGGGTGGAGAGGATGACAACTGTGTAGTGTTGGATAAGTCTACCGCTGCATGTGTGAACAGTGACCACCCAGATGATGAGCATCGAGCCTTTTATGTCGGCGTAACAAGAGCACGACACAATCTCTATATCGTTTTAACAGGAAACAAATACAGGTACATGTTATGAAACTTCCCGAAGGGAATGTTCTAATAAGTTTTAGTGGGGGTAGAACTTCTGCTTACATGCTTCACCGGATTGTAGAAGCGAATGATGGACTGCGTCCAGATTGTAAAGTTTTATTTGCGAATACAGGAAGAGAGATGCCAAGGACACTGGACTTTGTGCGAGATGTACAAAAGCATATTGGCGTTGACGTAACGTGGTTAGAATATGATCGCGCCCCATCGAATAGGTACGCTAATGGAACAGCGCATTTTAATATAACAAACTGGGATGAAGCGGCGAGAAAAGGAGAACCTTTTGATAAGTATCTTTCGTTTAACATGTTGCCAAATGTTTTCCGTAGATCTTGTACTCAGGAGTTGAAGGTAAAAACAATGCGTCGGTATCTTCTGTCCATAGGGTGGGAGCACTGGACAAATACAATAGGTATCCGAGCAGACGAAGCTAAAAGGGTCAAGCCTAGTAAAGACAAGCGTTGGACAAACTGGTTTCCGTTGGCAGAGGCAGGGGTCACGAAACGAGATGTTATGTCCTTTTGGTCAAAGGCACCTTTTGACTTAGACATTAAACCTGGTTCAGGAAACTGTGACGGTTGTTTTTTAAAAAGTGAAGCAACACTAGCTGCTATGTGGAGAGAGTATCCAGAACGTATGGATTGGTGGCAATCATGGGAGGAAAAGAAACAGAAATCTTTCCACGATGTAAGAACATATAAAGGACTCGGAGAGTTTGTGGATAGGCAAGCAGACTGGATTTTTGATAATGAGGCATACTTATGCCAGAAAGATGATGGAGAGTGTACAGAATGAACAGGAAAGAACTACTAGAAGCAGCAGAGAAATTAGTTAACGGACCTCGTGCAAAAGATTACGGGGACGCTTTCGAAAACCATGACCGCATTGCAGAGGGATGGAACATAATCATAAGTGGGGCATTAAGATCCCATGGATACCTAACCGCAGCTCACGTCGCGTTGATGATGGACTGGGTTAAAACAAGCAGACTACTTGAGACTATAGACCACGAGGATTCGTGGATTGATAAGGCAGGATATACAGCATTAGGTGCAGAGTTTGTCACAAGAAACGAACGAAGCGTTGAGGAGATACTAAGAGATGCAAAAAAATCTATTCGGAAGTGATCAAAACTACCAGATCCGAGGTGAAATGGATTTAGTAGATGTGGACTGGAACATACCACCAGAGTTCCCAGACCTCACAGGTTACAAGGAGATAGCAGTTGATCTAGAAACCTATGATCCAAACATCAAAACACTAGGCCCTGGGTGGGCACGGAACGACGGGTACATCATAGGCATAGCCGTAGCAGCAGGGGAATACCAAGGGTACTTTCCTATCCGGCATTCAAACGGACACAATCTAGACCCGAAGTTCACGTTGCGTTGGCTCAAGAAACAATTGTCTGTGCCAGATATGAATGTGATTATGCACAACGCTACCTACGATGCAGGTTGGTTACGAGCCGAGGGCATTGAGATCGAGGGTAAGATAGTCGATACGATGATCACAGGGGCTCTTGTAGACGAGAACAGATGGTCTTTTGGGTTAGACGCCATGGCAAGGGATTACATCTCTCAGCGGAAAGATGAGAAGCTCCTACAGGCAGCTGCGAAAGAGTGGGGCATAGATCCAAAGGCTGAGATGTGGAAGCTACCGCCCAAGTATGTGGGTGCATATGCAGAACAGGACGCTGTCGCTACACTCAAACTATGGGATGCACTCAAACCAATACTACAAAAAGAAGAGTTGTGGGACATCTGGCACCTTGAGATAGGATTGATACCGTGCATGTTGGACATGCGGACACAAGGCGTGAAGGTTGACCTGGACAAAGCTGATGTAAATAAGAAACTAATCAAGAAGAAAAATGATTCATTTCGAAAGTTTCTCAAGAAAGAATCAGGACTAGACGTAGACATATGGGCGTCGGCATCGATTGCAAAGATGTTTGATAAGCTTGATATACCGTATCCAAGAACCGAGAAGGGTGCGCCAAGCTTTACGAAAGAGTTCCTTACGAATCATCCATCTGATGTATGTAAGACACTTGTCAAGCTCAGAGAATTTGACAAAGCCGACTCAACTTTTATTGACAGCATCCTCCGACATGAGCACAATGGACGTATCCATACAGAACTCCACTCTACGAGACGCGATGAGGGTGGCACTGTCACGGGTCGGTTCTCAAGCTCCAATCCGAATCTCCAGCAAATACCTGCCAGAGACAAGGATATAAAGAAACTGATCCGTGGCCTTTTTGTTCCTAACGATGGATGCAAGTGGGGATCTTTCGACTACTCAAGCCAAGAGCCACGGCTCCTTGTCCACTTTGCAGCTTCGGTTCGAGGGGTCAATCGGCATGACATGGTGGATCAAATCGTCGATGAATTTAATACAGGTGATGTAGATCTGCACCAGATGGTAGCAGACATAGCAGGCATTGATCGTAAGCAAGCCAAGACTGTGAACCTGGGGATTATGTATGGCATGGGTGTGGGTAAGTTAGCCAACCAGTTAGACATTTCAAAAGAAGAAGCAAAGGAACTTATGGAGAATCATCAAAGTAAAGTTCCGTTTGTTAAATCTCTTGCAGAACTTGCAATGCAGCAGGCATCTAAGTTTGGTCAGATACGAACTTTGCTTGGACGCAAGTGCCGCTTTCCACTGTGGGAGCCAAAGAAGTTTGGTGCAGGAAAACCTTTGCAACATGACGAGGCACAAAAAGAATACGGACCTTTGATTAAAAGAGCGTTTACTTACAAGGCGTTAAACAGATTGATTCAAGGTTCAGCAGCAGATCAAACTAAGAAAGCAATGCTCGATTGCTACAACGAGGGACTTACTCCTATGCTTACGGTACACGATGAGCTATGTTTTAACATAGAAAATCAAGAGCAAACCGATAAGATTAAAGAGATTATGGAGACGGGTATTGCACTCAAAGTTCCTTCTAAAATTGACGTAGATATTCAAAATGATTGGGGAGATATAACATGATGTTTGAAAAAGAATTTAAAAGTCTTGGCCTTAGAGATATGCACAAGATGCAAGTTGATGCACTCATAGAGTTTATTGGCATAACATTGAACTTGGCTACACTTACAAAAGATGATCAAATAATAGAAGACACCGAAGCTTTGGCAGACGAACTGCTAAAAATATTTGGTGGTAACGGCATCAAACTGACTATTGAGGAGGCGGATTAGTTCCCCTTAACCTTTGAAGTATCTCAAGGTTCTTCAATGCATCTATCGGATTGCCACTCAAGAACGGTAGCATAGACTGTGGATTACTCTGTGTTACCGTTGGTTGTACTTGCGGTGAATTAACGGGAACCTGTGTTACCGTTGGTTGTGGATCAACCTTTGTAGCTTCCACTGGACCTATTGGTTCAGGTAAAACAAACTCTGGGGTATCGTCCTGAGTGATTGGGGTGTTAATAAAATCTTGTCCTAACTCAAAGATTTTTTGTTGAGGCAATTGCTGAAGTATTCTGTTTTCACGTTTTACATTCACCTCTTGCGCAACTTCTCGAATTAAATTTCTACTAATTTGAATGGGCATATAACGGTTGTTTAGGATTAAACTTAATTCTTTTTGAGATACTCCTGTATTATCAAACGCTTGAAATACTTGTCCACGACTCATACCTGCATCTATTGCAGCATCTATACGAGATTTTAATTGAGCTTGATGCCTGCGTTTTGCTTCGTTAGCTTTTACATAAGCGTCTAAAACATCTTGCTCTGTCGCGTCGTTGTCATCAGCAACTCTAGTAAATATTTGAACAGCATTTGTACGAAGAGCAGAGTATTCACCACCTTGATATTGTAAACTTCGTCCGATGTTTAGTTTCAAGGGTCGAAGTCCAGTCATCATCGTACCAGCTTCTTCCGCTATGGTATACGGATCTCCCTCACGAGAAGGAATATCTGAGGCTGCGCGGGTCACACGACCCGGTTCAAACTTACCACTTTTAACTGTAACAAACTGCTCTACGATACCAGGGACAAAAGCTCCCATAACGTGGTTAACTGATTTCTTTAACTTGTCCCCTATTAATTCCCCTTCGCTATAAATTGGAGCACCTGTTTGCGTTCTACCTTTTCGGGTGGTTACATCGATCACACGTTCCGCAGCTAAACCTTCTGATGCAAAGGGTTCGGCAAACTTTTTGAAAGCTTCAAATGAAGCAGCTAAAATTTGTTCTGCTTCTCCGGCACCAACCTCTCCTTTGTTTGCATAGGTTCGAAGAGCCGCTCGAGCAGGCGTCAACATAAACTCATAAGGCAGCATGTATGACAGATCCACATACTCTGCCTCACCCTTTTTGTTAGGCTTAGTTAGATACATAAGGGTGTTGCCTAGTGTCCATGGTGCAGCGGACTTTTCTAAAACGTCCTCTTCCTCTGGTGTGATCTCAAGAATCTCATGCGATGCTCCACGCATTGCCAGAGGCGCAACCGTTGCCATAGACACGTAGCCAGACAAACGCTGTGCTCCGATGCCACGGATTTGACGAGCCAACACTTTAGATGTTCTGGCATCCAGACCAAATTGTTGCAACGTTTTAGCGTTCATGCCCATTTCTTTAAGAGAGCGGTTGACGATGTTGCCAGAAGTACGAATTATTTCCGCAGGAAACGCCATGAAGTTACCAACAACAGGAATCTTGCGTAAGTCTTTGATAGCTTGTGGCACCATGGAGTAAGTGGGCATCGTTTGTTTTACCAAATCAATGGCAAGCATGTCTCCAAAGTCTGTTCCCGCTATAGAACTGGTGCGTTGTACGATACCCGCCTGACGTAAAGCAGTTTGTACCTCTGGAGCGAGGTTTTCTATATCTAGTCCTGCCTTGCGTAGAGCCGCTCCGTAACGAGCTTTCTCTCCAAGGGCACCTACCACCTTCCAGTAGTCATCCCCCATCTGGTAGGCTTTCTCCATGAATCTGACGGGTGCTCCAGCTTTTGACCTACGAAAGACATCCCCTGCTTTCTGTAATCTAGCAGATACACCACCTTCAACGGACTCTTTCAACAAACGTGTAAGCTCGTTTAGTTGGATGTTCTGACCTATCATTCCTTCGTCACCCATGGACTTGAGAAACTTAGCTTGCTTGGGACTGTCTAATGCGTTGGCTAAAAGAACCTCTGCACTCTCAAAAACTCCTGTGTTTCTTCCCCATAAACCATTTGCTCCAATGATAAATGTGTTGGACAAAAAGTTCCTGACTTGTGCTATAGGACTGAACACAGTTTTTGATATCTGTGATAAACCTTTTAGTTGTAATGCCACTGCCAGTGCATCTTGTGCCCCAGAATGTGTACGAGCAGGAGTAGTTAAAGAGTTATAAATTTCACTTGGAACATAGTTGCCAGACAAAGATCCATACGTTCCACCGAAAGCTTTTTCTGGATCAAGTTCTCCAAGCTTAACATACTGAACACCTGTTAAACTTCGTTCTTGTCGAGGGGTAAGAACTGTCGTTCCGTCTACAACAAGAGGCCGTGCTCCAGCCTGTATCCCCTGTAAGGCTTCATCATAGCTCTTAACACCTGTAGCTGTGATGCTATCAAACAATCTTTGAGACGCTCTGGTCGTAGCCATGTTGTCAATGGTTCTAAGAAATGCCTCACGAGGATTACGAACCTCACCCATCATCTCTCGCAACATTGGAGCTTCATCCAACATCTCAGTTCTATCTTTTAACATACCTTCAGCAAGACGAAACAAAGAGGTTTGACCTTGATTTTCTTTGAAGCCTTGACCCACAGTCTTTGCCAACTGTTTAGCTTGTTGTTCGTTTGTTAGATCTCCAAGCCTAAGAGCGTTGTCAAAAATGTCATCGATAGCTTGTTCTGCCTGACGAGCAGCATCTCCCGTTGGAAGTTGGGAGTTTTGTCTTTGCAGGAAGTCTGTAACTTGCTGTTTTGCTCCGGCGTACTGGGGCAGGGTTGCTATATCAGTGCCCAGAAACTTACTTGGTTGTAAGTGTAACTCATACAGGCGGCGTATGTATGTCCCTTGTCCGTTTGAAAACTGCTGTAATAAATCTGCTTTCTGTTTATCGTCTAGATTTGGTGCCGCTCTAACGGAAGATTCAAACTCTGTGCTAACTTCATCAATCATGCCACGCATATTCGTAGCAGCTTCTGTAGCAGCCTTTCCATATGAACTTCTAAAAGCGTCTTCTGACAACTCACCAGTTAGAAAATCCATCGTATCATTGTGGGCACGTTGTAGACCTGACTTACCACGGCCTGTTAAACTTTGAAATCTAATGGCTTTCTTAATTGCACTGTCATACTTTGATACAAGTTTCGATGCTGCTTGTTCCTGTCCCTCAGTCATTCCTTCTGCTGTACGAATAGCAGTAGCAATCTCAGGAGGTGTAAATCCATCAGGTGTTAGTTTTTCTCTGATAAATTTTACATCACCAAGACGTGCTCCTATGTAGTTTATACCAGAGGACAATGCTCGAGCTACGGTAGGAACACCTGGAACCTGTGCTGTGGCACGAACGGTAGCTCCAACCACAGGCAACACGGCTTCAGCTGCACCAACAAACCCTGCACCTTCAACACCTAAACGAAGTTTATTACGCAACCGGGTTGCAGCAAGATCCTTACCAACTAACCCATCTTCGTCTTCCGTTCTCAAGAAGTCAGGCATTGCATCCCAACTATCTGCCAGTGTCGTCATGTCACTAGGCGAAACAAGGATGTCTGCTACCCCAGTTCCAAGAGCCGTCGATCCAGCTAACGCGGTACGGGTGCCCGTCGCTGCGCGACCTACTTTAGTACGACCAAATGCTTCGGCGGACTTACCAAACAAACTTCTTGCACCACCAAATGCTTCGCCTTTTTTTACAGCCTGACCAGCACGTCGTGCTTTACTTAACCAACTAAACACACCTAGTCCAGGTGCTCCGTAGTTTACAATTGTCTGAGTTATTTTACCTGCGGTTCTTTCAGGCATAAGACCCGCTGACTCTTTGAACTGATCAAAGAACTGGGTGACCTTTTGTTGGTTACCGTCCTCTATTAGATCACCATACTCAAGACCCGCAGCTCCGAGTTCCGAGATGCCTTTGAATATATCAACGAGACCCGCTCCACCACCACGGGCAATGGACTCAATCACACCTTGCTCGTCTTCTTCCTCCTCTACAGAACCGATTGGTTCAGGAAGAACAAAACCACTTTCCGCAGAGCCTAGTGGTTCAGGAAGTTTAAATTCTTCAGCCATGATAGTCCTTTATTGAACTGGATATATCTTACCGTTAAAAGTAAATGTTGTTTCACCCGCAGCTTTTGCTTCGTCATTAAGTTTTTTAGCTGTTTTAGTTGCTTCACCTGTGCCAGTTGATCCTTTAATTATATCGTCTACATATTTGTTCAGCAATTCTGGATCAATCTTACCGTCTTTATATATATTCTCAGCATGACCAAATGGATTTTTTATAATCTCTTCTCTTAAACGAGAGCGTTCGCGGTCTTCAGTGTATTGATTTGAACCTGATGAACGAACACTCGCAACGTCAAGCTCTCTTTTGTATCTTAGATCCGCTGCTTTTCTATCCGCCGCTGAGTTTATAGCAAGCATCTTGACCTTGTCAGTACGAGCTTGGCGTGTTGCCTTGTCTCCACGTAGCATATCAATCATTGCAGCAGAGGCCTGACCCCAATCTCCAGTGGAAGCGAACACCGAACCAAAGATAGCCATAGCAAAACCTTTGTCTTTTCTGATTTGATCCTCATCCTCTTTGAACAGTTCTTGGTACTGCTTCACGTACTTACTGACATAACTCTCAAAACTTTCATCGTCTGTTACGTTAGACAAGTCGTCTTTCATATTGCCTACATCACCCTTGGTAAGTTTTGTTATTGTCGTAGTAAGATTTGTATCGCCATCAAATAAATTATTTGCGGTTTTGTCAGTGACAATAGATTCTTTTGCTGTTTCATCATCAAGTTGAACTTCTGTAATAGACTCGTTGTTTTCTAAAGTAGGAGCTTCTTCAACGGACTCGTTGTTTTCTAAGGTAGGAGCTTCTTCAACGGACTGTGGGTTCTCAAGTTTCTTTTTAGTTGCATCAATGGCGTTTTGGGCTTTCTTAGTAAGCTGACTTGTTAACTGACCAGCAGTGTTTTTTAACTCTTCAACAACCGAAAGCTCTGCTTCTGGACCGGCTTGTGTTGTTAACTCTGGAGCGTATCTTTCGTCTGTTGGCGCAGGAGGCGTGTCATCTCCTGAGATCAACCCTTCTAAATACTCAACGCCTTGATCAAACAAACCACCAATATTTTCAACTCCACCCGCACCTAAATCAATTAATTTTTCAGATATTAGTTCTTTCATTGTCTGTGGCACTTCAGCAGGAGGCTCGTTTACGACACCGGGTAATGCAGAGACAACACCTTGTTCTATGGGATTTAATGATGGACCTCTACCCGCAAGCGTTGGATCAGAAAGATTATTACGAAGCCGATCAGGTAAAACTCCTCCCTCTCTTGTCGGATTCAATCTAGAGGATGGCATTGTTTTTGCACCAACAGGAAATGTAGCATCCCCAACAAAAGGTTGTGGAAACGGTTCATCTGCTTTCGGAGCAATTTCCGTACCATCAACTCTTATAAATCCTTGTCCTCTAGGATCAGTTGTAGAAAATGCAGGAATTGATTCACCTATGTCCGCAAAAACACCTCTAGTTAGATCGGCACCTTCCATGTCGGCACTAGCAATGTTGGCTAGTGACGCTTGTCTAATTGCATCTTTTTCTTCGTCAGAAAGAAACCCCTGACGTTTGAGAGTTGCTTGAAGTCTTTCTTTTGCCTTTTCTAACTGACCTTCATATGGACCTTCGCCAACAAGACGTGTGTTTAATGTAAGGTTGCCATCCGCATCAAACAAATCGTTTCTATTAACAAGACCCTTTTGTCTAACGTTTTCCGCAAAACGAAGAATGGACTTACTTACATCTCCTCCACCTGTTAAAATCCCCAAGGTGTCAAGTCCTAGTGCCGCCACTTCATTGGCACCAAGAACTGCTGCTCCTCCCCCAAGGTTAAGAACATCAAGAAGAGTTTCTCCTAAATCAAATGCTACATTTTTAACCTGTTTACCAGCCTTTGCTTTTTCAAGAACTTTCATTTGTAGTTCTACTTCGGGGTTGGGGTTTTCTTCTCTGTAGTCTATTTCAAAGTTCTCTCGTCCGCTAATTTCAGGGTCAACATAAGTAGGACTCCGAAAGTAATTAAAAATATTCGACAAAACACCACCACCGTTTTCATATCCAACAGCTTGCATCATCGGTTCAGACGATGCCATGATACCGCCTTTTCTACGAAGCTCGTCTCTTGCACCACGGTTAAATAGTTTACGGTTGGTTACGCTCATGAGAATACTCCCGAGTTCTGAAGTCCGCTATAAGCTAATGCCGCTCCTGTAGCTTGTTGGAATGGAGACGGCCCAGGAGACATAGTTGTCTGCGCAGTACCAATCGGAGCACCTTGCAACACATCTGAAAAGAAACCAACTTGTTGATAAGGCAACATCGCATTCGCTCTGGTTGCATCCATTTGAGCTTGCTGTTGACCTTGCTGCTGTGCGCCAAGTTGTGAGAGTAAGTTAACATCTGACTGATTCATTTGCTGTGCCATGCCGCCCATCTGAGCAGACTGCATACCAAGCGAACCAAGTCCCTGACCCATCCCTGAGATCTGTTGCTGTGCGCCAAGTCCAGTAGTGATTCCACGAAGACCAAGATCCGCCGCCTGACCTGAGAGTTGACCCGCACCTTGTGCTCCCTGCATTGCCATCCCTGCACCTTGCATTGCTTGACCAGTTCCTTGCATTGCTTGACCAGTTCCAGATAAAGCTAGTTGACCCGCACCTTGTGCTCCCTGCATTGCCTGCCCAGTTCCAGACAATCCAATCTCTCCTGCGCCCCTTGCAGCTTGTAAACCTAATTGCCCGATGTCTGTTCCAAGTCCCCCGGTCTGAGTTCCGAGTTGCCCGAACAACTGACCAACGCCCATTTGACGTTGCTGCTGCTGCTCAAATGCTTGCGCCGCTTGTTGCTGCGCTGTTTGATAAGCTTGGCTGCGAAGTTGTGAGGCTATACGTGCCTTTTCTCGTGCATATCTATCATCTATTTTACCAGTGGCAGCATCTACAGTTTCAAACCTTCTGTCTCCACTAAACGCACCTTGCTGCAAAGCTCTTGATTCTAAGTTTTTCTCCATAGCTAGAACTTCATCACTTCTTGCTCGATCAAGATCAGCAAGGGTTGCATCAAGAACTTGCTGTGTAAAAGGATCGTAAAATCCTTTTGCAGACATTGGGTCGTAGCCTTTTGCAGCACCACCAAGAAACTCACGACCTTGTCGTATAGATGCCAATCCTTCTTCTTGAAAGGGTCGTGCCATTGCAGTGACATCACGAAGTTCCCGAGCAGCTCTCTCAGCAACAGTCTCACCTCGTTGCCCTGCGCCCTGTACATCTCTGGCAAAGTCTAAAGCTAAGTTTTCACCTCGTTGCCCTGCGGCTTCACCTCGTAATCCGGCTGCTTCACCCCGATCACCTGCGGCCTGTACGTCTCTAGCGGCTTGTCTAAGTTCACTTTGCCCTGTGTCAACTTCCCCTGAGATCTGTCCCGCTAAAGCTTTGGATGCATCGATTGCACCCTCTACAGTTTGAATACCTTTACCAAGGGCTTTATCTCCACGTTCTAGATAAGGCTTGTATGCACCGATGCCCTCTTGAGCCAAGTCAAATGCTTGTTGTTGCATAGGTTGAAAATCTGCAACCTCATACTCCGGCATTTCCCCTGTGAATAGTTCTTGCGCTGTTGGTAAAAGACCTTCAATATAGTCTGGGTTTCTATATTTAGTCTTACCATCTTCCTCAATTACATCAATATCAGCTTGTTCTTCTGGAGATAGCTCATCATATGCTTCTTGAGTAAGGAACTGATCTCCAAAGCCATAAAGAAATGGTTTTGCTTCTTCGGGTAACTCCCGAATAACTCGTTGGATCTGTTCTCCGCCGCTACTTCCTTTTCCCATTTCTTATGCCCTTTGCATTTTTAAATACATTTCAGCTGCTGCTTTAGCACGGTTGCCATTCTTAGCATTGCCAATAATCTCAGAAGCACGTTCATAATCTCCATTAGGGTCCATTGCTGCAAGATCTTTATGCGACAGTACCACCTCTTGTGTGGAAAGTGCAGCCTCTTGTACAGGTTGTCCATCTTGATAGATCATTGCAGGAATTGAATCACTTGTCGGAGTCCCTGGACCTTCTATGCGACCCCCTTCGACAGCACCAAAAACTCTACTTGCCGGAACGTATCTACCACCGGGACCGTAATATCCTCCCCCAAGATATGGTTTACGCTCTGGGTTCTTGGGCTTTGGTGCAAACATACTTAACAACATTAGATTGCCTGGAGATAGCATTCCATCTTTTCCAGTTAAACCACTTAAAAGAGAACCAATACCTTGTTCTTTCATTGTGTCTTTTAGTGCGGCGGTTTTTGCAGCATCTGCTGTTGTGCCTGCTCCTGTTCCCCCTAAACCCAGAGCACCACCTACACCGCCTATTGCAGCATTTTTTAAAGCATCACCGAAATCGTCTCCTGATAACAAAGAACCTATCCCCGATGTTACGGCAGAACTAAGCATTGGATTTCCAACAAGTGAAGTTCCAAGACTTGCAAGAAAGGGAACACTGCTCCCCGCCAAAGCCGTGCTTAATGCAGGAGCAAGGAAAGGTGCAAGAAACTGAATCATAAGGTGCCTCCGTCCATAGCTTGGGGCATTGTTACTGTAATCGCGGTGTGTCGTTTAGTTTCTGCTGTCCAAGGTTTTCCACAATCGGGACAGTTTCCATCAGGATACGATGCAACCTCTTCAGGTGTGTCTACTAAGTTATCACAATAATGACACTGTAGTTTTTCAACAGACGTTGCTGGTCTCCATCGACCACCATCTGGCATTGTAATTACTGTTTCGTCAGACATGTTGCACCTATGTAGTTGTTACCGTTACTGAACCAACAGCCCCAGTCCCTGCTGATCCACGAGCATGTGGTATATTTATTTCTGTTATCTTAACATAACCACCATGATTAAAGATAGCCCCAGTTTCTAAAGCAAAACTATCTGTTTGCAAGTTTGTAAATACACCGAATGTATTTCTTCCTTCGCCAGGGTTTTGTACTTGTTGAACATAAACTGAAAATGCACGTACAACTTCAGCTATATATTGTTGATTATACTCTCTTGGAGCATTTGGAAAATATGGTATTGCAAGGTTTCGTGACATTACCTTCTTCCGTCGCTGCGAATATCTATTCGAGGAGAACCAAGCCTCCAACCCACACCCGTGGTGCTACTATCTACCTTAACTGCTATCGATCTACCTCTCAATCGTACATGTGCGTCTTGTGTAAATTGTTCTACAGGAACAGAAGCTGTCTTTTCCACGGCTTTAGAGTTTGTTTGTAAGTAGTTTCCTCCAGGGAAGTTCCTAGCTTTTAATGTAAAGTTTGCAGTTGGCGGTAAAGCAGTGGATGATCTAAATGTAAGATCGGGTATTAACCTTTTGACAAAAGAAAAACTGTCCCCCTCTCCCAGATCAAACTGACTTGACTCAATGTATGCACTTATAGCTGATGCAGGGGACGTGCTTCCATCGTCAAAACCTATCTCATGATTATACAAGTAACCATCTCTACTAGCCGCTATTGGATTTTCTTCCACACCTCTATCAATCCACGCAGTTCGTACCATTGTGCCATAGTACCAAACATTTTGTAGATAGTTATATACAACGTAGCGATCATTGTTATCAGAACTAGATGACGGGTAAAACCACCACACCTCAGAAAAAGATGAATTTACAGCGGCAAAACATTTCTCCGCTTGTGAAGAATTAAAGTCAGAAAACACGTAATCTTTTACAGAGCAAGGGAGAGTTTGAACCCCACCGTTGTAAATGTAAAACTCACTTTTACCCATCCAATACACTGTGTCTTGCACCGCAGCTACAGAAGAAGGACTCCGTATTGTAATGTTATCCGAGATCATGTTGATACCAAAGGTAAACGGAGGCCCAACATACTGTAGTGCGTGTAAAGAGATGTCTGTAAAAACAAGTATCTGTTGTCTTGTCTCAATAGCCGTTACGATTTTAGATCCTGATCCTATACTCAAACTACCTGCACTGTTGTCAGCCGTTGAGTTCCAATCTGTAATATTTTCTTGATCTGAAAAACGTATTAACAAGGGGTCTTGTGTCCCTATGTTTGTTGCAGGATCGCAGCCAAAAGCTATTACATGCCTGTCTACATCTGATACGATTACTTTAGTTGCAATGGTTGGGGCTTGATTAGCACCTGCAAGAGAACTTATTGCAACTGCTCGATTGTTTGAAAGACCTCCAGATGGTTGCCAGTAATATATGCCACCATTCATCACGTTCATAAGTAAATTTTCACCAAAATTATCATGCGTCCATATTCTTAATGTATCGGTAATTAAATCAACAGATGCAGCCGAGTTCCAAGTTCCTCGAGCCCATGTCCCTGCGCCCCATCCTGTGCCAAGCACACTGGTATCTAATCCTACGTTTATCTGATACTTACCAATAACAGAACTCCCACCGTTTCCACTATCCGATGCGTTTGCTACGACTGGAGTTGGAGAATACTGCCCGTTTACAGTTATACTGCTCGTTGTTCCTGCGGCTCTTGCCTGAACAGTATAGGTAGACGAATCCGTTATACTAATAATCTGATACTCTTGGTTTAAAACAGCGGCGGTTACGTTACCACCTAAACTAGCGGCACCACTAAACGTAACGAAGTCATTGACTACCGCACCATGGCTTGGATCAGACACTGTAATTGTTGAAGAACCGTTTGATGCAGAGAAAGTTACATCTCCGGCACTGGTGGTAGATCGTATAGGTGTAATGTCATAGTAACCTTGACCATACTCAGCATAGTATTTGAGATGAGTGCCTACTCCTAAATATCCATCTAGGCTAAGTGTTCTCCATGGATGCAACGCACGACATGTCCCCAAGAAAGAGGTAGAACCAATCTTAGACCAACCTCCTATTTTTTCTGGAAACCCTTGTCTAAACCGTACCTTGTCACAATCAAACCAACCACCCTCGTTTGAATATGATGTTGTCTCCCTGTTTATACCTGGTTGAAACTGGAGTTTTTGTAGTGGCATTTATCACCTACGTTTTTACTACGAGTTCGGTTGCAGAGATAGCAGTCCCTGCCAGTACACTTGGCGTTGCCGCCGTTGTGCCTATCGTTCCATCTGTTTGTACAAAGTATTGCTGTCCTGCGGTAAGACCGCTCTGGTTATCTGACACAGAGCCTATGATGTCTACTGATGCGGCTTGACCACTGGCTACTTCGGCACGATTTACAAAACTTCCAGAAGCTCGAAAAACCGTAACTTTAGCTGTGTTGCTATCCCCTTCATCTTTGTATGAAATTACAGATACGCCCTCTGTAGTATCAAAAGCAATAGAAGTTGGTTGCAGATTACTTGTTGTACCAGATTCAAATGTTACTTCTGAATCAAATGATATGGAAGTTCCGCTTACAGTCCCTACTCGCAACCTACCACTATACGGACTTGGGCCATACCTATAAGCATAAATAACTTTATTGACACGGCTATCAAAGCCCATACCTACGTTAGTTGTATTACTGGTTTGTACTTCAGTCTCAGAGCCAAAACTAATTGATGTGCCAGATAAAGTTCCTACAATAGCAGTGGCTTCTCCCCCACCTTTGACGTAACCTATTACTGTTTTTCCAGAGTTAGGGTCATAAGCTACTCCTGCAATGTTACTTATATTACTATTAAATTGAACAGCAGAACCAAAGCTAATTGATGTGCCAGATACAGTTCCCACATATGCTCGACCACCGTTGGAAGATGTGTAAAGAGCAAAAACAACTTTACCATTAGTGCTGTCAAACCCCATAGCCCCAATATATGATGATTCAGTGGTAACCGCAGAACCAAAGCTAATTGATGTGCCAGATACAGTTCCAACTACGGCGGTTGCTTTGGCGACTGTTACGCCGCCATATGCCATAACTACTTTATTATTTGTTGAATCAAAAGTAGCTCCAAATATACCACTACTTGAACCCACAATTTGTACGGCTGAACCATAACTTATAGATGTACCAGATATGGTTCCAACTTTAGCATGAGGATAACCTGAAGAATTTCTATATAATGTAACTATTTTATTATTACTAGAATCAAAAACATTTATTGTGCTGTTTGTAGTTTCAGAATTAAAAACAACTGGTGAACCAAAACTTATAGACGTACCAGAAACAGTTCCGATAATAGTTGTCCCATAACTACTATTTCCTCCATCCTTACAGCTTATAGCCACTTTACCAGTGCTGCTGTCATAAGCAGCAGTCAGGACGCTTGGCTCTCCTGCAAAACCAATTGAAGTTGGTGATCCAACAGCTTCAGATTGAGTAGCTGTTCCTGACACGCCCCTCGACATACCAATATAGTTTTCTGAGGTAATAGTTGTAGAGGCAGGAGCAAAGACAGCAGAAGTACCATGTCTAGAATTATCTCCATCTATGTAAGAAATAACATTTTTGTTAGCATTACTATCAAAAGCAACAGAAACACCCTCAACATTTGCAGCCTCAAATACTGTCTCCGAATCAAAGGATATACTAGTACCACTAACTGTACCGCTTATTACCTGACCTTTGCTTGTACCTTTAGAATCATATGCAACAATAACTTTATTAGTATTACTGTCAAAAGCAACTCCTTGCTGTTCTTCTATCTTAGCATTGTATTCAACAGCAGTGCCAAAACTTATAACTCCACTACCGTCTATGTCTCCAACAATAACTTTTCCTTGATCTGTATCGCTACCATCAACAAAAGCAGTAATAACTTTATTATTTGAGCTATCAAAAGTAAGAGCTAAAAATTTAGTTTGAGTCCCTATACCAACAGAACTTGCAAAGCTAATGCCTGTCCCTGATACAGTGCCTACCATTGCTTGAGCGTTTGTGCTTATTCTGGATACTATTACTATTTTGTTTCTATTACTGTCAAAAGTAATTGCATTTCCGTCTGTAGAAGAAGATTTAGCAACTACAGCAGTACCAAAACTAATTGACGTACCAGAAATAGTTCCTACTCTTGACTCAACATAGTTGTTTGTTCCTGTGTAAACTACCACAACTTTGTTACTGTTGCTGTCAAAAGTAACACCCATGTAAGTACCTTGAGCTGCATCAAAAACAGTAGCACTTCCAAATGAAATACTAGTTCCTGACACTGTGCCTACTTTGGCTGTCCCTTGTGCGCTTGTTGAATAGACAACCACCACTTTGTTTGAATTACTGTCAAAGGTTATATGAGCTTCATCATCAGTAGAGGCGGCATTAAATACGACAGGTGTTCCAAAAGAAATTGAACTTCCACTAACTGTACCTACAACTGCTGTACCATGATTACTATTACCCACATCCCTATAACTTATGACTATTTTATTATTACTTGAGTCAAATGTTGTAGCGGTTTTGCCTGTGCTTGCGCTTTCAAAAACTGCTGCTGATCCTATTGAAGCATCCGATCCACTAACAACACTCACAGTTCCATCAGCATTAACCACTACTGGCTTACCGCTTGGCAATGTGCCACTGGCTACCGCTTTAAACTCACCACCTTCTTCAGCCCCTATACGCTTTAACATAGTTACCCCTTCACGATAAGTTTAGTTGCCGATACAGCCGTCCCTGCAAAGACGCTAGGATCAGCCGCTGTTGTGCCTAATGTACCATCATTCTGAACGTAGTAGCTTTGCCCTGCTGTCAGCCCAGATAGGTTGTCGGCTATTGCACCTTGCGTGTCTATGATAGCCCCTGCACCAGAAGCTGCACCGCTACGAGCTATGCCGATATAGTTTTCTGTGGTCATGTTTGAGCCAAGCCCAGGAGTTACAACTATTGCTTTACCTTTGCCGCTATCATCATCATCACGGTATGCAACAATAACTTTATTGGTATCTGGGTCAAACGTGGGGTAAGCTATTTCATCCGTAATAGAATTAGTTAAAACAACAGGGGTACTGAACGTTGCCGTTGTACCTGATATTTGCCCTACAACAGTTTCAATATAACGAGGTGTTTGGTTATTGAAGTATGTTATAATATGAGCATCTAAGTTTGTATCGTATACAGCCCCAATTTGATCTAAACCATCAGTGTCTGATCTAAACTCTACCTCTGATCCATAGCTTATACTTGTACCAGAAATAGTTCCTACTACAGCTTTTCCTTTGTTACTATCTGCAACATCTTCATAAACAACCAGAATCTTATTAGTGTCAGGATCAAAAGAACAAGCCATCCAATCAGTGCTTGCATTGTGAAAAGTAACAGTTGACCCAAAACTTACACTAGTGCCTGAGATTGTTCCTACAGCAGACTTACCTTTATTACCGTCATTACTGTCGTGCCAAATTACAAGAAATTTATTTGCGTTGCTATCAAAACAAATGTTAGTTCTTGAAGGGACATGGAGATCGCCTTGAGTTGGTAAGAATACTTCAGTCCCAAAAGACACCGAAGCTCCGCTAATTGTTGCAACTCTTGCTGCGTTTTTATTTGAAGAGTTTGCATCTCTGTATACAAGTAAAGTTTTATTTGCATTTGAATCAAAAGCAGCAACCAATTGACTCATGTCATTGTTTTTAAAGGTTTCCTCACCCCCACCATATTCAACATTTCCTGTTTCTGAAAACACATACCCTACTCTACTTTTTCCAGTATTTGTACCCCCATCTTTAAAACTTACTAAAAACCTACCTGCATTTGAGGAAGCAGTTGGGTCATAAGTTATAGCCATATCAGCGTTACTTTGGGCGCTTTTAAAAACATTGGGTGTTGTAAAGGTTATGTTTGTACCAGAAATCGTACCTGCTATAGCCGTTCCATAATAGTTATTGCCTAAATCAGCATAAACAATCACTATTTTATTATCCACTGTTTGGTACACAGATCTTGGTTTTTGAATGTTTCCAGCCTCAAACTGGATAACTGATCCAGAAGTAGTATCAGAACCTGCAACAACACTCACAGTTCCATCTGCATTTACAATGACCGCATTGCCATTAGGCAACGTACCACTAGCTACAACGTGTTCCTCTCTTGGTACGCTTGGATCATTACCAATGATACGCATTG